ATGGCTGGTTTTTATCGAACCAATTTGGGAAGAGTCGCGCTTCAACAACGTAATATTGCTTTAAATGCCAAACAAAGACGTTTACTTCTATTAATTGATCATGAAGATTTTCAAAGTCTCAATACCGAGTTTAAAAAACGCATTGCTCCACCAGAACTCATTCAACAACTTATTGACTTAAAGCTTATTGCCCCTATTAGTGAAAACGATTCAGAATTTACTGAACAGATAGCTCTCTCAGTACCACCTACCACGAGTTTAGAAGTAAAAGCGCAACAAAAAAGCACCATAGATGAAAATGAAAGTGCCGATTTGACTGGAGAAATTAAAGTTTCTCTAGAACCATCATGCCATTCTTCAAATATTGAAAATACTCAGCCACCAATTCCTGTTCAACAACTTACTTTTGAAGAAATACAACTATTAATGAAACAAAGCTTAAGCCAATACTGTGGGCTTATGGCCAAACCACTTATTCAAAAAATAGAACAAATTAAAAATCTTCAAGAACTAAAAATGTGCCAAATGCAATGGATTACCAGTTTGCAAGAGTCAAGGATTCCCCCTCATGAGCTGGCGCATACGCTTCACTCTATTAATTATTCAATTCAGCTCATTCAGCAAAAGAACTAAAACATAACAAGCTGCTGTTTAATTAAGCATTAAATTCACTTGGTACGTATTTCGTGCTTTACCTGCAAGTGTTTTTTTCCTATGATGTGCCCCACACATGCGCTCGTAGCTCAGTTGGATAGAGTACAGGTTTCCGAAGCCTGGGGTCGTGGGTTCGATCCCCGCCGAGCGCACCAATCTATTTTATAAAATCAATAACTTATATATATTTTGGCGTATATTTGGCGTAATGCGCTATTTATCCACAGGTTTAGAGGTAATTTTGCTTCTTATCAAAGGTCCATCTTTTGCCGTTGTAAGTGACAGTTCCATCCAAATTAATCGGCAACTCTTTTAATGAGTAGTCATAGATTTTAAGAACAATCCCGTTCTTATCTAAATCAGCGGGTAGATTGCAAGTATTCTCCATTCTGCCCGCTTCCGAAACCATGATCATGACTTGCGACATCACAAAGCCCTTACACAAATCGAGACGTTCACATTACTATTAATAGTGTGAGCTGTGCAACCGGAGAAGAGGAGGCACAGCAATGTGATGATCGATGCAATTTTAGTACGCTGACACATATAAGTTACTTCTTTAAAAAGAGTGCTCGTTCTGCTTCTCGGCGACGAACTAGGCCCTTCATAACCTTACCACCTGCTTTGTTCCACACAAGGAATTGATCAGCAGCGCCTTTGTAGTCGCCTTTATTCAGTTTTTTTAATAAGGTTGAATTATTAAAAGCGCCTGAGCCGATGTTATAAGTCAGCGATACTAAAGCATCAAACTGATTTTGATTTAGGGGCACTGTCACAGATTCATTTACTGTTTTTTCAAATTTGGCTAAGTCATGCTTAAAGTAAGTCTTAGCTTGCTCAGGTGTGCAAGTATCCCCTTTTTTTACCTTCACGCCATTAGGATAAACTGTCGTGCCAGTACCAATGGTCCAAACCCCTACACCATCATCGTAAGCATTGAATCGCGTGCCTTCAAAACTAGTTATTAAATCTATACCATCATCACTTGTAGTTTTTCCACCTGGTGCAAGTTTTTCGACCACTTTATTTAGATCGTCTACTTGCGCCTGTGTAAGCTTGCCGCCTGCAATTACTCGGGCAGCATCGAAGAATGGTTTAGTTGTCATTGGATTCACCTTTCTTTTTCTCTAATTCAGAACTACCAAAATAAAAGCCGCATGCTGTTGTCATAGCCCCTGCAATGAAGCCCAATGCTGTATTAATCAGATTGCTATTTTCTCGGGGCATATCCACAAAAAATAAAGCAATCACTAAAACAAACATCAGTCCCACTAATGCGAAAGCTAGATAAGCTCTTGTGTTTTCACTATTCATCGTCCTGCTTCCTCTAACCGTGATACTTTCTCTTTAATTAAAGATTGATCTTGGCTTAATTGAATAATTGAAGATCCAACCCAAGCGCACAGCGAAAATACGATTCCTGCAAAGATGCCAAGCAGTACACGCAATACAGAAAGACCGCCATCTTGCGAAGCTGTACGGTTTTCTAAATTGGCGACTTTGATATCTAATGTATCGATGTCCTTTTTGTTCTGTTCGCTAGTCTCTTTGTGTGCTTCATTAATGAAAGTCAGTCGAGTAACATGATCTGACAACATGCGAATATCACTCTGAATGGAGTCGATTTTCTTTTCAAATCTCAACCCGTATGATTCATTTTCAGTCATGCCTTCCCCCTAATTTCGGCAATAAAAAAGCCCTAAGCTATTTAAAGCTAGGGCTTACGGTGGTTTGTTGGGTGGTTAATTAATAAAATGATACCCGGTGCCATACTCCAATATATTAGATATAAATTCAGAACTCTTATAAACAAAATAAATCATAACGATAAACAGTACTACATCCATTCTTCTCTTGTAGTAGATTACTACACCAGCGTATAAGATGAACGCAAGCATCCCTATTCGATCAGATCCAAGAAAGAAGGCCATCACAATCAATGGCAAGCCACATATTAATGGCAGTAATTTTCTTGTTGTTGCTACAGCTAAAATAATAAAAACAGATGTTTTAATGGATCCTATTATACCAAGACCATCTTCATCAACACTATTTGAATAGCTTGTGAATTTAGACTCAATGTGTTCTTGTAAAACAAAGAATGTTGCACCAGACACAGCCATAAAACCTAAGATCATCAATATTTTTAAAAATTTACTCTCACTTTTATCAAAAAATTGACCAATGTAATAAGGTGCCATCAGAAGAATAGTTTGAACATGAGTCATTAACGCCAAACCAAACATAATGATTTTCTTATTACTATTGATTAATAGTGCAAGAGCCAAGAAAATGAAGCTAAATTTTAATCTTTCAGCAGAAGTTAGCATCACAATAAAATAATAATTCATTAAAATTAATATTAAAAAAACATGCCGATGCCATACTATTTTATAATATTTAAAGATTGCCAATGTCATCACAAAAGTAAGAACCGTATTGGCTAGTGTGATATACATGTCTTTATCTAAATAAGGATATGCGATTTTAGATATATAAAAATAACCTGGCTCTTTTGTTCCTAGTGTTATTTCATAGCAAAAAAACTGCTGTAATGGCGTGAGATTCTCATAGAAACAATATTTATAGAAATCCCTATAATGAAGCTGATCACCATCTATATACAGCGGAACTATATAAAGACTGAATATAAAAACCAATAATGAATAGAGGGTTGCATAAAACAATGGTTTTTTTATCAGCATGTTGAATTTTTCAATTTACTAAGTTGTCGCATTATTGAATTATTAGAGTGAATTTTCAACTAGAAAACCCCACCTTAGAGAGCGGGGCCAATAATAGTTAGCGTTTCAAGAGACTTTTACTTGCAATGCCCCACAACCCAAGTCAATAGGATTAGTACCGATATTTTTAAACTTAACCGTTACTTGGTTGGTTCCACTTACCACCCCGGGAATTTCGATGTTTGCGTCATAGATACTAAATGAAACTTGAACGAAATCACCAAATACCAGGCCTAACACCTATATCAGTTTTTCTTATAGTATCACTTTTGAATGAATAATAAAAAAGCCCCGAAGGGCCTTATTACGCCCAAGCAGAGCCGTTCCAGAATTTTAATACTCCCGCAATCGCAGCCACTTGTCCAATCCTTGATTTAAATCCAGTAGGTGCGGCTGCCCATACGTTGCGACTTCCATTTACAGTATCATCCCCAGCAGTAACATTCGCCCCAGACGAAATGTAATTTGTTCCCGTCGACTCAATTTCATTATCATGCGTTGAGAACTGCGCTAAATTGTCAGACATAATGTACCACTGCCATCCCGCCACTCCAGCGGCTTTATAGTTATTTCTGCGAATCTTCCCGCCTGTCACACCAGCACCAAGAATTTGGAAAACGTAGCCGGAGCCGGCAGTAAGTTTAAGGCAGTCGTCTTCCGAGATGATCCAATCTTTCGTGTTTCCGCTGACACGGTATAAGATACTGGCCGCACCCGTTAAATTTCTATAAGTATTACCGGAACATCTAAAACCAGTAGAGTCAATAAATCTAATTACAGCCTGACCTGATGCGGTACAACCGTCAACAGTATTACTTTTGAATGTAATGTTTGGAGATAAATATCCTTGAAATGCAAAATCCACGGTATCCATAATGGTATTACCATGCACAAGCGTATGATCGCTATCAACAGCCAAGATACCTTGATTGGCACTGAAAATAATATTTCCAGTCACGTTACCATGTTTTACATTATTTAAACCTAAACCAGTCGTTGCGTAGGCATCGTTGTACTTGCCGCCGAGAATATTACCAAAAACAGAAATTCGATTATCGACACTTGGCCCTGAATCTGGGTAGGTGTCAACAGTCATCGGCCCACGCTGATTGTTTAAACAAACATTCATGCCAATAACAGAGTCTTGTGAGTTCACAGAAGCCACAATACCCCAGCCACCTTGATTAGCCCCGTCTATTTTAGCTCCAGTAGCATAGTTGCCGAATATACGCGCCTTGCCTGTAGAGTTGCCGATTACAATGCCACTTCGAGATGAGTCTTTGGCTCGAACACGCTCAACAACAACATCACCTCCATTCAAGATTTGAATGTTGTCATATAGTGTTGAGTTCTTATACTCACCGCCTATTAAGGAAACGCTGGCGTTAGGAGCAATGGCGTAAAACGCAACCATCCCCCCATCAATTTCTGTATCTTGACTTAAGACTTTTCTGGTAGCTCTTGTGACAACGTTAATTGATCGAGATGGTTTTATTTTTGCACCTTTCAAAATTAAATCAGGCCCCGTGTGTTTAATTGTGCAATGCGTTTCCGCACCAACTGTTCCACCACTATTGTTCGCTAAATCGGGGTCAAGCTGAATATCGCCATCAATCACCAAGTTGTGGGCTGATGTTAGTAATGTCGCATTTGAACCTGATAATAGCTTAATACTGCCAGAACCAATTAACTTCAAGTCACCTGCTGTGCTAATTGGTGCAGTTGTGATAGTTAGACCGCATAGATTCACTGGGCGTTTTAAAGTAGCTGCAACATCAAGAAGCGCTTTTAATTTTGTGTATTCGTTTGTACCATCACCCTTCAACCCCGCTGTTCCAGCGAGTAGCTGATCATGATACCCAATCAAAACCCAACCATTGCGCACATAAACACCGTCATCAACAGCTGCTTGTTCAGCATCATACTGATACATTGCGCCTGTGGCTTTAACTTGGACGATTCGCTTTTGAAACTGTGTCGGTAGTGCTAACATCGCAGAAACGGAACCCACCGAATGGATTGATGAATCATTAATTTGCTGTTGTGTTAATCCTGATACATCAACTACAAAAGAAGCATCCCACCCCTTATCAACCGCAATCTGTGCCAGTCGCTGCATAAGATAATTGTAGTATTCATCAAGCTGATCTAAAGCAACACCTTGCTTGCGGATCTCCTCCATAAGATAAGCTTTCAGCTCATCATCTTTACGGTCCACATAGTTTTTAAGTGCACTAATACGATTACCGAGAATCCAATCAGCAACACCTAATTCTTGAAGCTTCCACCATATTAAATCAAAGTCTTTATTTACAGGTGATGGACGAAATGAGTTGTTAGAAGACTGGTACTCAGTTGTTCTGCGGAATGGCGTATTTCTTTCAATTGTAATCAGCACACCATTAGCAGGTGCAGTATTGAAAGTTATTGAGCCGCCAGCAAGGCTCCATGACCCAACTGGAGCCTCTTCCCCATCAAGAGATACAATCAAGTATTCAGATTTATCACAGTCAAACGTAAGCGGATAAACTGTAGTGGTTCCATTCGCTGTATATTCTATAAATGGCGTCTGTTCTGGTACTGCCATAGCCTACCCCTAATCAAAGTCTACTGTGGCCTCGTACACGCCACCGTTTGTTCTCCAATTAACGGCTTCTTTAACAGTGTTTTTGTTGTGTATTTTCCCGATACGCTCAGGCTGTTCAACAATTGCGCCTGCTGCTGAGTCCATGTAATCATCGGGTTGATTGCTAAGCGCAGGGTTCCATTCACGCATTTGTTTTACTTGTGGTGAATCCTCTACATTTTCTCCTTCTCCAACCTCAAGCACAGAAATATGAGCCCATAAAAGACCAGACATTAAAGGGCCTTCCATTGCTTCTAGAATGCGCTTATTTTTATTTTGGTGTGCATGTTGTTCAGTTACACCACATTGAATCCCACGCTTTTTAAGCGCACCTTTGAGTGATGAAGGTGCAAATCCACCTATCCCGTTGGTTTCAACTACTACTCTCGGAACATTGAACTCTTGGATTAAATCGCATAGCTGCCAAACCTGACCGCCTACAATATTCCCGCCTTCATCCGTGATAACATCAGGACCCGTTAGAGAGATAGAGCGATGCCAGTATTTATTACCTAATGCATCATGGAAAAATAGCGCCACAGAAGAGACATCTGATTTAAGTTTTCCAGACGATGGGTCCCACTTAAGTGAGCAACCTACCATTTGGCGATCACCAAGCATAAGGATGAGTTCACCATTTGCTCTTTTAATATATGGCTCACAATCATATGCGAGAATTTTGTCTGGATCTAAACGCACATCACCGATTGGCTTAGCGTGCATTTGATATTGAGAGTCCCACTCGTTAAGGGTTTTACACTCCTCGCGTCGGATCTCCATTTCAGCTGGAGTAAAGCGCTCTTCCCAAATACCCTTAGAGTAAAAGTCAATTACATAGTGAGACTCAAGAAGCGTTACCTCCCATGTGCCTCCCTTATTGACGCATGTGTAGTGAACATTTTTAGTTAAATACTTAGCGCCTATGCCAATCCCTGCAAATGAGTGAATTGGCTCAAAATCAAGTAAAACCTTTTGGCCCTTTTCACCATTTTCAACACGCTTTTCATGTTCAAACATCTTGAGAATAAATGTGCTTACTCGCTTTTGTTTTTTAATTTTTTCGTAAAGTGAGTCATAAGTGTGTGGCGTACCAATCCATAGCTTTTTTGCGCCTGGTATAGCAATGTGTGTTTGTTCGCTTAATTTCTTTGGTAATTTTTCTCGTTGTTCTGGATTGGCTGTTGTCTGTGGTGTCTCAACGTCATCATTCTGGATAAAGTGTGCACGGTGACCAGTAACACCAGATAAAATACCCTTTGCTAGCATAGTACCGTAACGCACATCATTGGTTCCATTTACGAACCAACGTTCTATTTCACCCTGTCTAATTGCAACATTATGATTGCTTGCACAAAGTGGATGACGCTCAAGCACATCACGTGTACCTTTACTACACTTATATGCATCTGAATCAGTTGTACCTTGATGTAATATTTGTGTTTCAGGCCAACAGTAGATTACCCATGCATTAAAGACATCTAGCATTGAAGATTTTGAATGCCCACGAGGCATCATGAGCAGTGCCGTGCGCCCATTTAAATAAAAGTTCTCTAGGAAGATACAGACCTGAATATGAAACGTTGGGACTTTCCAGCCCTGTAGTTCTGCCCAAAGTAGAAAAAAAGCTAAAAAGCTTATCTTGGGTTTGGACATTAACTTAACCGTTGTTTCAATTTTTCAGCTTCTTTTTCAGCTTTTTCTATAAGTTGCTGTTCATACTTTTCTTGAGTTGCTTGAGTTGCGCTTATAGGTGGAATTTTCCCAGACTTGATATCAAGAATTCGCTGAATAGTTGCAATGACTCCCGCCTGATCTTTAACGATCTTATACATGAATCCCTTATCACCACGAGCCTGTTTACTATCAAGTGGAGTTTTTAAAGCGACATATGCTGTCTTAAGCATATCCTCAGCAATATCCTCAGACATTACTTTGATTCGTTCTATTTGATCATCACGCATAAAAAAGCCCTCGCATATAGTTCATATATACAAGGGCTTATGTAGTGGTATGTTGGGCGGTTTACTGGACTACACGCTCAAAGTCAGGTGCACGAATATCGGTAACATCATCACCCCAGTATCTTTCACGGTCTTGTTGTCTTTCAGCTTTACGCAAAGCCTTCTCACGATAGCCGGGGGCAATAGTGTCTTGTATTTCATCAAAAAACATTCGGTTAATTGCTGCTTTTGTATACCACAAGTTTTGTGCTGGTATTTTACCTTTCACGAACTTAAAGGCTTCGTTCCCGAAATTGGTGTCTTTGCCCTCGTTGTACTGAGTTAAATTGCCAACTGTTAATCCTAAAAGCGCAGTGAAATCACTGCCTAGTGGCCCAGAGACAAACGAGTTTGCATCACGGCCCGAAGTGTCAGCGCCAGCTACAAGAATGTCGCCGAGTACAGGCAAGCCACCACCAGCAACTAGTGAGCGCATAAAGAAGCTTGTAGCCTTTTTAGGATCATTACTATCATAAATAGTCTGCGGATCATTTCCGTTTAGCAACTCTCGAAGTTGTACAACCAATCCACCTAACAACGTCATACTAACCATAAGTGGTATTGCATACGCTGCCTTGCCTTTTAAGCCTTCTTGAGCCATTGCGCGACTTCCTTGTCGCATCAAGAACGAAGCCGAGAATGATTTAAATTGCATTAAGCCTTTAAATACCTCCCCTGTGATAGTTCCCTTTGCGCCTACAGTCATCCATGTACGTTCACGAAGCCCTGCCTCAATAACTGCCATACCTTGTTCATCTAGCAAGTGTGCTTGAAGTTGTGAGGCAACTTGATCTTTCACCTGTTTTGGATCACCAAATGAAGTTAGTTTTTCATCTGGAATTTCATAGATAGAACGCGCTGACATGAGTTGATTGCCTTTACGGTCAACGACTGGTTCAGCCAATTGGAAAACCTGCCATGCACGTTCATCTAAACCAGTGTTTGAAAGCAATTCACGGTCTTGAGCGTCTAAATCATTCCATGCTTTAGAACGGCTTAAACGGCCGTATTTCTCCATTAGCAACTTAGTGAACCCAACTTTAGATGCCGATGTTAATGCATTGAGGAATGATACCCGCATTACTTGGGTAGCAACCCCGCTTGATATACGTGCTAATTTTTCAGATTTACCATAAGTTGATGTAAGCCCATCATCCGACCAGCGTGCAATCGAGCCTAACATTTCCTCAGTAGCCAATCCTAAACTATGCGCTAGTTCCCGATCTTCTTTATTGGCTGGGTTAAGCTGCTCTATTAGCCCACCAAAAGCTTTACGGTAAGATACGTTATGTACACTGGCATTTTTAGCAATGGTTGCTTGATCTGCTAACGATGCAATTGTGGTGCCGCCTAGCATTGAAGCAACATTCATTGAGCGATAAGCAATACCAAGATTTGCTAGAACCTGTGACTGTGGAGAGTTACCACCGCTAAATTCATCAAACATTACCTGTGCACGCTTGCGACTACTTTGGGTTTTATTCTCATCAATTCCCTTTTCCCAATCTTTTTTGGCTGCGGCATCCATTAAAATTTTTAAAGCTGTTTTTGGGTTGCTACCTAAGTTCTCAACCATGGCAATATCTTTTGATAAGCCGTTAATGTGTGCTTCGACCAAGTCTACAAACTGCATGCCGCCGAACTCTGATTGATATTCAAGCCATGATTCAGCATCTTTGAAATGCAAGACACGACTTTCACCATGACGGTTAGTTACTTTTGATGTACCGCCACCTGTAGCTTGTCGGCCAACTTCGATTTTGTTTGCTCCGTCACTTGATAACGTGTCATATGTATATTCAAGTAATGAGCGTATTTCTTGCTGTGAGTAGTAATCACCATTCTCGTGAACATATTGGCGAGTGTCGATTAGTGATTCAGCTTTGTTTACCCACGCTTCTTTTCCTGCTTTAGCGATCTTTTCTAGGTTATGCGTTTGTGGCAATCCCCAATTGTCTAACTTTCCAATGTCGCCACCGTTCCGGTTAAATCGGTCACGCATGGTTTCGAAAACATCGCCCATCTTGTCGCTAATTTTTTTAGCTAAAGCATCACCAGTGTTTTCACCAAAGCGTTCACGAACAATTTTTTGTACTAAATCTTGATCAGTGAAGACACCCAAACCGCCTTTAATATTGGTGTAGAAGTCCACCAGCTCACCGCGATAGATAGCAGCAATACCACGTGCTTTTGAATCAATTGACTGAATGCCCGACATATCACCATGCGCAGCAACCATACGATCAATCACTTCCATTGACGACAACTTGCCATGGTCTAAAGCTGCAATGTTTTGGGATTGTTTAAGGATGTCTTGAGCAGCAATTTTATGCTTGCGCTTTAATTGTTCTTGAATATCGATAGCAACTTGTTTAGCAGCTTCTGTCATTTTTTCTGAGTCAGATAAATTGCGCCATTTATCAATATCTTTGCGTGCAAGATTGCGCATCGTTTCATTGATACGTGCTTCAATATCCGTTGCTTCTTGTGCTGTAAGGGATTGCTTGCCCAGTGCTTTAGCTACCGCTTGTTTGCATTGCTCTTTCATTTTTTATGCTGCTCCAAATTGTAAAGCACAGTTCAAGGCGGTTTGTGCTGCTAAAATATCTTGCTCAGATTGCTTAATTTCTGCTTCAAGTTCGGCATGATAGTCGCGTAATGTCATGGTGAATTCTTCTGGTTCACCCATTGAATTAATACGACTTACTGCAATTGGTTGATCAGGATTTGAGAAAATCACATCAAGCGCGGCTTGTTCTTCTGGTGTTTCGCCGAACAATGAGCCTTGTCGCGGGTCGCCCATGTTTTCAACGGATTGAATCTCAGAGTTAATGGCTTCACTAATCGCCTTTGCGCTCTTGCGGTTATTATCAAAGACCTCAAGAAATCTTCTTGCTCCATCACTTAATCCATCATCAATAAGTTGGCCTTGATTTAAATAGTCACGAACCTGTAAGCCATTTGCTTTTAAGTCTGTAAGCTTTTGTGCAGCTTGCGCCAAGTCTTGAGAAATAGTGTTCTCAAAGCGTCCACCTTGTTTCACTAAATCATTAAGCTGTGAAAGTTGCGGAGCCGCACGGAGTAAGGCGTTTAGAACGTTTTTACTATCATCATCTAAGTTTTCAGATAGACGAGTTACAAGATTAGAATCGCCATAGGCACGCTGTACGATTGCCGATTCAATTCGGCGTTTACCTTCTTGAGATAAGCGACCATCACTTGTGATAACCGAACCGCGCTCTGACTGTGGCAACTGGTCTACAAAACTACGGACATAATCCATAGAGCCATCAATATTTATTGAACCATCATTATTTATTTTTAGTAGTGTTGAATCTGGTAGACGATCAACATCACTCATAGCGCGCTCAGTTGCGCTGAATTGCGCCACATCGCTTTCATTGGCTAAACGGGAGAAAGCTACACGGTCAACATCACTAAGACGTGTACGCACTAAAACAGGCTGATTTAAACCTGATATATCCATTCCTCTACTATTCGCCCAATTCTGAACAAATTCTCGGTATGCATCTGCTCGGCCATTATCATAAGCACGACCAATAGCCAATGTACGGCCATTACCTGATTCGACAACATTGTCGGGGCCAATGATTGGTGCACCGTCTGATAGCTTATAGGATTCACCAAGTAACTCAGGCTTTAAGTCATCAGCCATGCGTTCAATTTGCTGGCGTGATGCTTCACGGGTTCGGTCACGTGGCTGTAGTTCACTTGGATAAAGCGGATTTACACCGTATAACTGGTCGTTAGATGCTACTAAATCAGCCCAATCTTTAACTTCATAAGCGAAATCATAGCTTGAACCATCCATTCCATAAGCTGTGCTTGTCTCACCGCCATAGCGTGAGCTTAACTGGTTCCATTTGTTGCGCCATTTGTTAATAGCTTCGCCAGCTGTCATGCCAGACATACCGTTATTTTTAACGATTGCATCGGCATTTTTAGCATCGTACGAACGCACTACATCAATTAATGGGTGGCTAGGATCAGCTTTAAGAACTTTGACGGCTCCCCCTGGTCCAAGTAAGTGCCCAAGATATTGCTCATGTGCAACCGGATCACGACCTAAGTTTTTACGTATGTAATTATTGGCCTGCTTAATGTGCTTTAAGCCGATGCGAATTTGTTCATCAACACTGTTTTTATCTTTACCGCCTAAGTTTTTCCAAGAGTCATCTAAGACTTGGAAAAGGCCGTAAGCGCTTGATGTTGGGTTTTGCGCTGTATGATTAAATTTGCCGCCTGTTTCGATATGGCTAATCGTTAAAGCAACACTTGGGTCTATACCGTCTTGTTTTGCGCGTAGTGCAATCTGTTTTGCATTGGTAGGTAGTGAGCTAGTTGCATAATCAATCGTGTTTCTACGCGGCTCTCCTTGCACCGTGTTAGGTACACTAACTGGCTGGCCTTTTAAGATTTGTTCCGTAGCAGCATCTAGGTTTTGATAGTGCTTGTTTTGCTGAACTGGGTCTGCAGTTCGAACTGGTAAAGTTGTGTCTTCAAACTCAAAGCTATTTTTAACCAGAGCATCATTTAACGCATCATTACGGGTTTCAAAATCATTTGAATTAAGCTGGTTAATTTCAGCGTCAACGTCTTGGTCTAGTTTATTTTGACGGGAACCCAAGTAACGCGCACCACCAAACATTAATGAGTTAATAAGCAAATCAGTCGCCACTGATTCGCCTGTAACTTCATATTGCTTAGCCTGCTTATCATAGCCTTTAGATTTTAGAAGTTGCTCACTTGCATATTGCATACCAGTGTTCAAGCCAGTGGCACCACCAACCGACAATGTAGCATCGGCAACTAAACCACCTGTACCCTTAAAGCCATAACCAATAGGCAAGGCTGTACCAATCGCATCGCCTACAGCATTCACACCAGCCACTTTTAAGGCGGTATTTTCATCTACGCCTTTACGGGTTAAATCAGTGTAAACATAATTACCAGTTGAACCACCTGTTAAAGTGGCTGCGCCTAAAGTACCACCTGTAGCAACGCCTAGAGCACCACGCCAGAGATAATCACCAACGCCGACACCGATATTACCTACAATGCCTGTATTGTCTTTGTCTTCTAGGTCAGCAATAGTTCCATAAACCAGATTGTCGCGGGCCTTTTCACGCTTAGCCTTGAACTCTTCATACGGTTCAATAAATTCGTTTGTAGAAACGTCTTTCAGACTATAGCTAACACGGTCTACGACGGCATCAATCGGTGCCGAAATTGCATCACCAACTTTGTTAAGACCAATTGCCATGCCGCGAAAAGGTGAAGAGATAGCGCCATCGAAAATACCAACTTCCTTTTGAACAGTTGGCTTGCCAGTAATCCCTTTTCTTTGGAGTTCTTCTACTGACTTCTGCTCATCATCTGCAAATGTGTCATACCAAGTCATTTAGTCACCCCATCCATCGTGATTCGCCAGATAGCATTTTTAACTACCAATTGCTGCCCTCGCTCGTTAATCAGGTCGTATTGAATTGCACCTGTACTTGATGGCTTGCCTTGGCGTAAGCGGAACTCTTTTAAATTATTGACACTAATTCCTGTTTGCTTGGAGATAGTTTGATAGCCCTTTTCTAGTTGAGCCTCGAAAGCGTCATCAGTAATTCCATAAGGCTTCGTTACTTTCCAATCTGAAACCTTATCCCCTCTGTAGTTTATGAATGACGTTGGTTGTGTGTACACCCCACCAGTAGCCATGCCTAGTGCGGTATTAAGAATTTTTTTATTAGGCGCTTCATCTTTTGAAGTATGACTAAATCCACGCTCGTTCATGGTATCCGCATATACTGCCTTAAACACTTCATAAGCATTATTAGCATTAGTACCAGTTAATGTCTGGCCCACATATTTGTTAAAAGCCTCTCTCATGTCATCTTCTTTTGGCATGATTAACTGTTTATTTTTTAAAAGTTGAGTGCCAATAACAATAGAGTTTGCTAGCTCTCGACCTTCCGTTGATCTATAGCCATTAGCTTTGGCTACGCCTGCCATAACATAGTTTGAGTTACCTCCGCCTAACTGACCCAATGCAGCACCCCAAATTTTTACCCCATCCTTCACACCTTTGGTTTGGGCAATCATAGAACTAATTAAATTTAGTTTTTGATCTACGGTTGCTTCTTCCCATGCTTGCTTTGCAGCTGGAAGCGCTTCATTAGGAATGGGTTTAATCGTTGCGTTTGGATCTTTGTCACGTTGTGCAACTTGATAAGAACCAATAGTCACAATATTTTTAGCAAAGTCATTTGGATTTGCCTTAAGCATTTGCGGGTTTAATTCAGGTAAAAGCACACCTTTTTCACGCAGTGCTTGAGTCGGGTTTTCCTTAGCTGTTTTAAGCTTATTGTCGTAAATGCTTTGATAAGTAGATAAGATTTTATTCTCGGCTACAGGATCAGCCGATGAGCTATTTTTCATCTTTGCTTTACGGTTGTTAATTTCAGCTAACTGTTGGTTTGTAGGCAAAGCTTGAAAACGGATAAAGTCAGCAGATTGTTTTTTATAAAACTGATATTCCGCTTCTGACGGTGTGCCTTTTACAGCCTGTTCAACGTCATTCTGGTATTTCAAATCTAAAGGACGACCAGTCAACGTACTTTGAATAAACTCATTAACAACTTTCTCAGCCTCATTAATGCGCTTGTTCTCGTTAACTTGTTGACGTTGCTCAAGTGTAGTGATTTTACTTTGTATTTCAGTTTGAAATTTCTGTACTGTAGAACCATCGATAAATTTATAGTCCTTCAAGCCTGCTGCTGTAGCTCTTAGAGCTTCAATATTATTCCCTGCAATAGCTTCCGTGATTTGTGAGTTAATATCATTCACATCACGCGCAGTTTCATACTTGATTACGAGTTCGCTTTTCTGCGCCTCAGATAGAGGAAGTCCCATTAAATTATCGGAAAGGTATTTCTTACCTTCTTCACGGGTCATACGTGTGGCCACATCAAAATAACGGTCAGCTAGCACCCCGCCTTTTTGTTCATCTGCACGTAACTGTAAAGGCAAGAACGAAGTACGTTGGCGCGTTACGTTGCTATCCCAGTATTTTTTTAAATCTTCCTGAGCGTGACCCGGTAAATTAGGTTGCAATTCCGCGAACTTTTGAGATGAAAATGTATTGAGTTCTTCATCTGCTTGTTTAGCGTTGATTGCTCCATTACCAAGACGGTTTTTAATATCAACCACTTTGTCATTGAAGTCAGTAGATAATGATTCATCTAGCTTTAATTGACCTTCCTTTGCCTCAAGCTGGTTGTTATAAAGCTCTAAGTTTTTGGCTGTTACTTCTTGCTGTCGTTGCTGCTCATCAATAATACGGCCTTGTTGTGTAGCAACTTGGCCGAAATTACTTACAGCATCAGCAAGCATATTCAAGTTACTTTGGGGCAAGCGTGTTTCCTGAACTTCGGGAAGTGCGTTGCCAAAGTTGCCCATAGGGATTTTAGCCATTATTTCCACCCCTTCTTAGCTGAAACGCCCGCCGACACCATGTTTAATGCACCAGAAGCCAAAGCAGTATTAGCATTTTTACCGTACTGATCTGCCTGAGCCATTAAACGCTGTGATGCGTTATAACCAGTTTGCCGCGCAATCTCTGCGTCATATTGCCCAGCCTTCTCAATCTCATCATTAATCTTAAGCGCTGTACCTTCATTCACATCTAAACCGTTGGCTGCTGCTGCTGCACGTGCCATAGACTGTTGTTTGGTTTTCTGCTTAAGGATGCGTTCAGCTTCTAAACGACCTCTTGAAGCTTGCGCCGATGCGTCTGCTTCTGCTTGCTTCTCTGCTGTTTTAGATTGTGAATAAGCTGAATATCCCGCCAAAGCTGCACTTGCTACAGCAGCAGCGGCACCGACTGCTAACCAAGACATAATGCAATCTCCTTAGGTTTATGACCAATTGAAGCTAGGAATGCTTCAATCTCATGCTCTGGAACAATCACATCACGTTCAATGGCTTCCAAATCGGTTTCATTTGTTGGATGAATAGTCGCCCAAGTAGTATCTTGATGAAAGTACCCGATTCGCATTGTCCCAGCCTGAGAAACAATGATTTGCGGAGCTTCTAGATACTGCAAACCTTCTTCAGTGATAATGGTTAAAGCACCCTTCATTAAAAAGTTTAAGTGAGTAGTGCGATGCATCTTGCTAATGCAGAAAGTTCCCGCTTTTGCATCCATCTGACGTGAATAAACACCTGGTGCAAAATGGTGTGTAATAGGGAAATCTGCTGGTTCAAGTTCACCAGATTCTAATTTTTGCTCTGTTTGTTGTTTTAAATCTCGCACCACATCAATGTAGAGCTTGTTATGTATATCTCCTAGAACATAGGTTAAAAGCTCTTTATTGTCTGGCGATATAACCTCAGTCATGAGCTAACTCCATATCAAGTACAGTCCCGTATTCGCGCAAGCCAAAATGCTTGTACAAACGAATACACCCAAGAGATTCAACGCCCGTTGTAGTGCCACACTGGATGCGATCAGCTTTAAGAATTTTTGCCCAATTGATAAAGGCGCTTACTAACATGTAAGCAACCCTTGTCTTGCGAAAATCTGGCTTGACATACATCACATAATCAAAAGCAATCTTCTGATTGTTAAACCAATCCTTGCCTATCCCGCCCGCAAAACCACCGCACAGCAAACCGTTATGCTCAACTACAAAAATCACCCCCTCTTTGAGCAACTTTTTAAAATGGTCTTCTGCTGATTCTGGGCAATAATGCCGATTCTGGTAGTTTGGCGCCTCATCAATAAATGATTTACCAAACTCGACCAGTGTCGGAATATCGTTAAGTGTGGCAACACGAAGCTTCATGCTTATCGCTCATTAACTGAAATCTCTATAGCTAAAGCTTGCATGTGGAAAGGAAGTGGTTTGTTAAGTGATATTTTGATCTCTGTTTCGTACAGATCGCCAAAGTCCCCCCCTTCGTAGATGTGCCGCCCTGTAAATAGGCTCTGTCCATCCATAGGCGTGTGATTGAAGTCAAATAGCTCTAGGATTTCTCCATTAAATAAAGGCCCTAATGTTTTCATGAAGAAGAATGCAACGCGCTGAATTTTGGCTTTTGAGAGAATTGTAGTTGCAGGATTCTGTGACAACTCAGGCGGGAATAGGTCCACTAAACCATCAAATGCCATACCTAATTGGATCTGTCCTGTCTCAGTATCATTGAGGATTTTTAAATTATTGCCTTCCCGCTCATAAGGCACTGTGTAGTAATAACCACTTGTTGTTTTAAGCAAGTCAAACTTATTTAAATAAAGGGCATTAGCAACGCTTACTGTATTGCTGGTAATAGGTACGGAACGTTGTGAATCCATATTTGCTGCCTCATGGATTTCTTCTAGGCATGTGGTGCCATTCCGGTTAATCAACAAGAAGCATTGATCACTACCCAATTTTGTAGGCAACGAACAAAGTGAAATTGCCGTACCACCAAAATCATGTTGTGCCCAAGCTAGTACTTCTTGATCTCGGTTAAAGGTAATTGATGCGAGTTTTCCATCTCCAAGTTTGCACCAGACTAATGATTGCGGCTCTTGCTGGTATGTAATCTCGTCAATTCCACCGTGTTCTTCACCAATATGTGAAGCTAAAACACTAATCTCAGGTGATACAAGACCGTCAACTTCGTACCGATATGACAAAGCTCTTAAGCGCTCGCCACCGCGCTGCACAAACAATAGTTCATTACCCACACGACAAGGACGAGTAAGCGGATATGCTCCATATGAAGTATGTTCATTGATCTCAACTGATGTTGGCGTCAGTGCCCCATCAGCACTAATCATGTACTCACCACCAGATGTGAGACACACTACTCCACGTGTCGCTTCAAGAAATAGGATTGAGTTAGATAAACCAGAAGCTGAAACAACGCTAAAAGCATCAGCATCTTCTGTTGTCTCTAAGAAGTTGGCATTCCCAGCTACAGCACTAAACCAGATCTTATTAGGTGAAACTTTGGTGTTAGCTAAAACAAGGCGCTGCTTAAAGAAAGTCACACATCTTGGATAACCATTTGTTGCATTAAAAGCAGGTGGCGTAATGGTCCAAGATCGCTCAATAGCCACTGTGTCAGATTCAAGCTCTTTTACAACTTCTGCCACAACCTCCTCAGGACTGTTAAGTTTAGTGATTTTGATGATCCCACCGTTCACATCAATATAGCTTCCAATATCAGCACTTGTGAAAACTGCTGTAGCTGCTGCTGAATCAACTTCCAACCAGTATGTTGGGTTTGTAGCTGGCGGCTTATTAGTGCTTGCAGCTAAGGCCTGATAATATTTTCCACCATACCAAACAACATCGCCTTTAACGTAGTCAACTGTTTCCAACCAGTCTGGAACAGGTGTTAAAGCAAAGGTGATTGATGATCCTAGTTCCTTACCACTAGGTGTTCCTTTACGGAATGGGCTTCTAGCACTCTCATCGTCAAGTGGGGGGTGCACAAAGTTGAATAAAGCCATTTCCCAATTTGTATAGTCCTCAGAACATCTAAACCGATAAACAGGCACTTGGTTGTGAGTCATAAACATGCTGTAACGGTACTGTACAAATTGCACTTCACTTACTTGTGCTGCTGTGTAAGGCGAGCTAAGTGTAGTAACAATTGCATATGTTCGTGGGTCATAGACCACAAGTTCATTGTTTTTAAAGATTAATAAATAAGTCTTATCTGAGTTCACAACAAAAGGTATTAATCGCAACGCCCCACTAAAAACAGTTTTAAAGAATGTGCCTGGTCTTGATTTAACACCGCCCTCAACTAATGGAATCACATTACGTAATTGTCTAGCACCATTGGCATACTGTTGAATATCGGTGCGTGTAGTTAGATAAGGTGACAACTCGCCTGCGCTAAAATTGTTTTTAATGATTGAAGTTTTCATGGGTAGCGCACCTCAATCAAACTTGCCTCGCCTTCTGCAAAGTCTTGTGCTGGTCGTTCCTGACCATTAATAGCCCTAGCCTGCTTAAGCAGATTCATTAATTTTTGATATGCACTGTCTGATTCCGCTTGGCTCCCCGTAATTGGCTTAGCGATTTTGGAGCATAGATATAGCGCCATAGCCTCAGCGAGTAAGGAATCCCATGTTTCTTCGTTATCATTGTCATAGATGTACACCAATTGAATTGAATCTTGATTAGATAAGATGTGGCGGTTTTCAAACTCATAGCATTGAGTATTTGGATCAAAGACACGCAAGAAATCACGCGGCAGTGGGAATGCATTTTTATAGCCGAATGTTGGATGTGTTGTTGATGGGGCTAAAACCACGCGCTTTTTTGCACATGACCAAGGATGCATCCGTAATAATGATTTACGTGTAGAGTCATACAGCACAGCACATCGGCGTGCGTTCTCTGTATTTTCATCAAAACTTTGAATTGACTTAGCGCCACATAGGTTTAGCGCCTCATTGCAGATGCTTATATTTGTGGTAGTCATAAAGAAAAACCTCAACCATTTTAATTATGTTGGCTGAGGTTTTGAGTTGATTTGTTGAGTATAAAAAGCACCCCACCGCCTGCCCACGGGTGGGGCGAAAGCACTTACACGATGAAATCGATCTGCACTACTTTTTGCTCGTTTGCACGGCCTGCACCATATGATGCAATACCACCAATTTGCTTAACGTTCTTCTTGTCTGGACGAGTAGCAATATCAAAGTTACTGATAGAGTTACGTCCGTAATGAATTGCGCCTTGGGCAAAAGCGAAAGTGGTTTGAGTCGTTACTGCTGGGCTACCTGCTGTTACTGATGTAATGTCTTCATATGGAAGCCATAAGAAACCAGCCCATTTTTTTGCAACATCACCATCTTGAATTGCCTGAATTGTTTCTTTATCCCACTTGGTTAATTCGTCATCGATTAAGATTTGCTCAAGAATTTCGGCGTTATAAATCATATATAACGGGAATTTATCAGCATGGTTTTGACGGAATAACTTTCGAGCACGAACAATTTTTGCCTTGTTCATTGGAGTTGCAGCAGCCGCAATTTTTTGATTTGCTGGCAAAGATGTTGGTGTATATGTTTCACCATCAATGTTTTTACGTTGAATTGATGCGCCTAATGCATTAAAAATTACACGGTCACGTTGACGCATTTCAGCAGCCAAACAAGCCTGCATGTATTCATTGGTTGGGTTTGCTGAAAGTTTTGGCTCATCACGCGGCTCAATAGGCACGAATAAATCGTAATCTGCCATTGTAGCTAGACGTGTACCAGCTTCAGGAACTGACCAAACAGTATCCCCAAAACGAGAGCCAGAAGGCTGCATTTCAACCATGCCCATATCATTAATCGTAAATGATGATCCTTGAATTGGGCCACGATCTTTTACAGCGACTTGCAGCACGGATTTATCTTGTTGGCACTTTACTTCGAAAGCATCATGAAACTGACGCTTAAAAGCTGCGGTGATCATAGCGCCATTGGTTGCCATATCTTGAGCCATAACTCAATTACTCCTTAGTTTTCAACATATTGTTTTGCGTACCAACGGTTTACCTGTTCAGTAACACGCTTATGATCAGGGTGTGATGCATTACTGTACGCTTCACTTCGCATTAATTCTTGAACATCCTCTCCGCTACTTTGTTGGGTGTTTTGAGGCGGAACATCTTCACTAAGTTGCTTACCGAAATGAGCAAGTAGTTTGATGACAGTCGGGTTGTTGCCAATTGTTGGGTTTTGGATTTCTTCACCGGAAAGGCCAGCCGCTTGAGCCGCTTTCATGGCTAATCCGATATTTGCCTGAGTCTCTGCACCCCACTCTTTTTGGAGCGTTTCTTTGCATGTCTCAGTTTGCATTTGGGACATCTGAGCCATTACTTCAGGAATGATCTGGTTGTACTTGTTCAGCACAAAGCCAAGCTGCTCATTTGATAGACCTGCTTCATGAGCTTCTTTCAAGAACTCTTTGTTTTCATCAATCGCCTTAAACTCTTCAAAGTTAAAGCCTTCAATTTCAACGCTGTAATCGTCTGGAGTTGCTACTGTTGCAGGTGTAGTAACTTGCTCAGTTGCTTGCTGACCTTCACCACCTTGGGATTCTTGACCACCAAGCAGTGTTGTATCTGTTGTCTCAGTGGTTTCTGTAGTGGTCGTTGTTTCTTGGGCTTGTTCAGTTGTCATCAGTAGTTACCTCAGATTGATTTTGTTGATTCGTTGTTGCTTTATTTGCTTGAATGATGATGTGGTCGACTACAAACTTTTTCCCCGCCTTAAAGCAGGTCTCACGGTCTGCGTCATGACCACCACGGGTATAAGACACACCACCAAATAGGTTGACCAAATCGTCTAGGATGTCGCGGCCAATAGGGTTAGCTTCAAATAGCGTGTAATAATCCATTGGAGTTGGTTTACGCGGATAGCGTTGTCGAATGGCCTTATCTGCAACTAATGGCGCTTCTTCTTGTTTTTCTTCGACCCGTTCAAGTGCTGCTAACTTCTTGCGAGTCTCAGCGTGATCACGGACTTCATCCCAGTGCTTTTGATGAGCTTTCTCTAGGGCATTTTGTTGAATGGCAATGATCACTACCAAAGCGACCAATGCAGCTATGAAAATTAAGTAAATCATTGCATTACCTCGCTAGCCATTCCTGTTATTAGGCTTGGATCCTGTGTAACAGCGGCTTTTGCTCCATCAGCAATTACACCGCCCATTTGCTGGGCCATTTGTTGTTGCATGGCTTTTTGTTTCTCTTCTTCCATGGCTTTTTGACGTGCCGTACGTAGCTGGTCCACTTCTTCATCAGTACGTAATATTGATTGCGGAACACCACGACCACGGGCCACTACATTTGCTGCTGCATCTAAATCGACAACATCCAGTACTGATTTATCCACTTGAGCGAATTGAGTAAGAGCCACAACGAATTGTTCAGTTGCAATGACTTCATCTAGACGCTGAGCACGTGCCAAAGGTGAAATGAATTTGAATGAAAGGTTCGCTCCCCATAACTCACGTGGCGGTGGGGGAAGCACACCAGAGCGCAAAGCAAGACCAAAGCAACGATCAAGCAAAGGCATTAAGAATTCAGATTGAAGGCGGCCATATAACGGGCCAAGTTGCTGACGAATGATTTCTACACGAGTATTAATCTCTGTAGCAGTCATTTGCTGTGTGCCAATCGGCGGCAACTGATCAGCCATTAGCTTTTTACGGATGCCGTTTTGAAGGCTATTAAGCAGATACTCAGCGATTTGGAAGTTCACGCCATCATCAAGGCGTTTCATTGACTCAACGCTATTGGCCACAACAACTTTACGTGGGCCAACCTTGATAGTATGAGGATTCAATACGCCATCATCTGAAGCAATCCACATCCCACAAATTTGCATATCTGCTGCACGCAATGTTTGACGCACAAGCTCGTTACAGGTCTTAGCATCCGGTAATGCCACTGACATTTGACCGTTGCCATAAACTGAATTAGGCAAACGTCTTAAGCGTGGAATTGAGCATGGAAACTCTTGATAACCCGATTCTTTTAAAATGACCTGATGATTCAGATCCACATGATATGAAGCGAAAGCCATATCAGTGTTTAATTGCCCTGCTCCTTTAGTTTTGCGTGGTTGAATGACATGTAATAGCTTGAATCTGCGCTCTGGCTCTGTACGTGCTGCATTAACAACATCACTTGCACATTTGTCTTCCCCATAAGCATTGATCATTGCTTCTGCGGTCATCTCATGTTCACGGTAAATGATGTCTACAACACCATTAGGACGGCTTGAACCAATCCAACATGAACCAATAGGCCATGACTCAAATACATAGCCACCGCCTTCTTTGTGGTCGATGTCAGTGTAGAGAACGCCCCAGCCCGCAACAGTTACATCTGTAATAGTCTCAAAGGCTTCACTGTCAAAGTTTGCAGCATGGATATTGCGCCACATGAACTGACAAACAGTTTCTAACCAACGCTCACCATCCGTAAGTTGCGAAATGTCATCCACACCATCTGGCGCAGCCTGAAACCAAATAGAATTAGCAGGCGTTACACCTGACATGATCATTGACACAAGTAGTTGAATTGCTTCTGCTGCGGTTGAATCAACTAAATCTGCACGCTCTTTTTCACGCTGTGATTTTGGATTATCGCCAATGAATGATTGTTGACGCTCTGGTGCTCCATACTTATAGCATTCACCCCAATGCGCCTCATGAATAGATCGGCTGAGCTTCATTTGCCCAAACCGAGCGCATAACTGCTTAGCCTGAATATCCATCAACCACCGCCTAATGTAGTTTTATTATTTGGAACAGTTGAGTTCATTGAGCTTGCCAAGACGCTGTCTTGCTTAGCCAAGTTACGCTGAGCCTTCTTTTTGTTGGTCTCTTGCGTAGCTTTTTCAGCAGCCAATTGAGCTTCTGCTTCTGGATCGCTTTGAACGACTTTAGGACTTCCGCACATGCTTAGTCCTCCGTCCAAACGTGGCCCTTGCCTTCAACAAGCTTGAATCGGCCTTTTGCTTTAGGCGTAGCAGGTGCATTTGGTGATTGAGACAAGATCGCGTCTAGCTTTTGTTCAATACGCGCTTGGTTCTCTACAATTGCAGTTGCCCACTCAGGAATATCTGGTGGCGTTTGAGCTTCGGAATCTTGAGGAGCAGATAAGATTTCAGACAAAGCCGCCTCAGCCTGATCTTTAGTTGAAGTGTCTTGGTTTGCATCTGGTGTTTGAGCTTCTTGTTCTTGATTCGGCTCAGCAGTCACACCTGGTGTTTTAATTTCTCGTTTAGCAGCCATGAAAAAGCCCCATTCGTTGTGAATAGGGCTAGTGTTGTGTTTATTAAGTTGGGGTTTGTTGGGTGATTGCGGCTAATTGCTTATGGTATTAGCTCCATAAAATAAGTGATTGGCGCAACAACCATTACGATTGCAACAAATAATAAAATTACTGGCTTTGCCTCATCCCACTTTGTCCACTTAATAGCAGTCGATGTAGTAATCTGTTTCGCCACTACAAGAATGAAAGCTAATATGTAAACAGAAATACCCATAATCATTAAGAAAGTATTCATTCCACCTTCCTCATCTCATCACAATAGATACACAAATACGCCTTATAAATCCAGCAGTACTGGTACTCGTGTTTGCAAGCCTCTTTGAATGTGGTCATTCTTCACCTGCCTCAAGAACATCAGTTCTTTCACGTGCTAGATATAGGTCAACTTCTTCAAGCAAGGTTTCATAACGTCTTTTCGCCTCACTACCCAATACAGAAGCTTCCTTCTGAATTTCCCATGCTTTGTCGTAGTCCTTTTTAGTGTGCACTGGCTCATCAGGGTCCTGTACAAAACAATCTCGAAAGTCTTCAAAGCGATTGATAGATTCTCTATGAACTTGAATCCAATGAATAAACATCATTCCGATTTTGGCTAATTCTTCGCTATTCACTGTCCTTCCCCCTTGAGCGCTTGCTCTAACTCATCTAATAAGTCAAATATATGCACTCCACCACAATTCCAGTCATCAATTAATTTTTGTGCCGCATCCACCCGCTTTTGCATCTTCAGCATGTTTATGCCTTGTTGGGTGTATAAGGTTTCTAGCTCCTCCACTTTCGCTTGAAGCTTTGTGAAATCTTCGTTTTGATCCCATTTTTTATTTCTAAAATGAGCGTTTTCATCTGAGAGTGAATCAATTGCTGTCTCTAGCTCTCCCATCTTTTCGTAAAGGTGCTGCCATACAACCCACTGAGACTGATATTTAGAAGCTGTAGCATCTGCCACATATGGGCAATAGTACCTATTTGTTTTTTCATCAAACTCAACCCAATGAGCAGGGATCGGAAAGGCCTTTTCAAACTCTTCTCTACACTTATCCATCTCAAACATCCTTTGATTTACAATTCGGTGAAATGTGGTTTTCTGGCTTGTCTAGGGTTTCTAATTCCCTCGAATCCGATGGTTTATCAATACGATGCCCTGCTGCTATTTCTTCTGGAGTGGCGTTTCTAATCATGTTTTTGTGGTTCCATGAATTATCATCAAATCTGCTGTCATAAGTCATAATTCCATCAAAATCATCCCAATCAGCCAAATAAACTATTCTATCCCCGACTTTAAACTCACTCATGGCTTGCTCCTTTTTTAAAGTGCTCATCAACCCACTCATCAATTTCTTGTGTGGTAGCTAAGTGGGAAATAACTCCAGCACATAAAACAGCTACAACAATAAACATTCGGCTCATGTCATCACTTAGAATCGCTGGACCGAAGATCCAATAAAACAAGCCAATCGTAGAAAGCCCCACTGCAACAAATTGAAGGAACTTAACAATCAATTTAAAAATAGTTTTACTCATCCCCGCCTCCGTATATTGATTCGTGGTCGCGGATGGCTCGTCTTAGTTCAACTTCACGAGGATGTGGTGGACGACCAGAAAGACAAGTACCCATCGCCAGCTTCAACTTTGCTCTCTCAATGCCATCATAAAACTTGATCAAATCCAAAGACTCCACAAGGCGCTTGAGTTCTGGATACGTGAACCCATTGCTTGTACGTTGCCACATACCGTTAATTGCAGTGATTTTCATATCATCTGGACAGCCAAGCTTATGCAATTGATCCAATAAATCTCTCGCCTTCTTTTCGCCAAACTCACGAATAAACTGTTCTGGTTTCATTGTTGTAATTCCTCATCTAACTGAGCAGCAAATACGTCTAACGTTTCAAGTAGATCAAGCTGCCCAATATCGTATTTATATGTTTGCCATTCGCCTTCACGTGGTACGCGATCTAGGCCTGTTTGTTCTTGCCACAGCATGATGAATTGCTCACCATGTATGTACTCTGGAATGGATCCAGTAGACCAAGAAGAAACAGTGCTGCCACCCGACACATCAAGAACGTATGCAATCTTTTCGTGTGACCATCCAAGGTTGCGTAAATCTAGAATCATGCGGTTGAAGTCTGGACGCTTATAGCCTCGGCGTTGGCGCAAGAATTCTTTGGCTTTTTTCTTAGTTTCGAGAAAACGCGCGCGTGCGCGAGGATTGTCTGTAAAAGCTGTACTATCAACACGCATATTCACCTCCTAGACCTCGCTAACCTTGAGCTTAATAAGCCCGCCTTTGATGACATTTCCACGCTTTACCAGAAGCTCATCGAACTGTTCATCGTCCACACATAGACCGCATTTCACTAAGCTATCGATAGTCGCTTTTAGGTAGTTGTCGATGTCTCGACATTGACGTGTAGGGAAATGAAAAGTCACTTCTAATTTGAGTCGTGCAGTTGATTTATGAGCCGGTACAACTTGGCGAACCAATGCATGAAAATCACGCGCTTTATTGCTTAAAAATCTTCTTTTTCCAGAAGCTACCCAGTAGTGATTTACTGACGGTGGTGCAGTTTTAATTTCACAATCTAAAATGACTTTTAAGCCATCTTCGTAAAGCGCTCTTATTTCGCTTGTATCAGCTATTTTTGCCTTAAGTGGTACATACGCATCACTTTGGATTAAACGTGGCTGTAATGTGCCTTTTTGTGCGTTATTTCGCTTGTTTTGAATTGCTTCTAGCTGTTGTTCAGTTATTCTCATGATTTAGCCCCTTCTTGTTGGGTCTTGAACTGCTCTAACAGGCCAGCTCTTCTAAGTTTTACGTACAAACATGCAGCTGCTCTTGTTTCAGCAGTCTTTAATCCATGGTTGTAAGCACAACGCAATGCCATCATTTCCTTGTAGTTCATCTGCCTAACTCCACCATGTTCAAAACAGAAATTTCCATTTCAGCAAGCACGTAATTTTTTAATTCGTGGTAGGTGTTGTTTTTGAATGCCTCATGCACTTCTTTAACCACGATCATGTCGAAGTAAGGGCGCTTTCTTTTTTCCGCGATTGTGATTAATCGGAATTTAATTTCTGTTAGTGTCATACCGCCCTCGCATCTTTCCAGTTGCACTCAATGGTTGTGAGTCCGCCATGTTGGAAACGTGACCAAAGGCGATCACCCAAATCATTTTTGAGTTGTTCTAGTGTCATGTTTGAAATGAGCATCGTTGCCTTGCATGCGTCATAGCGTGAGTAAAGAACTTTGTGCACAAGCTCTAAGCGCTTATCACGGTCATGCAATCCGTACTCGTCAAGAATGAGCAAGTCATAAGTCGTGAACTCATAAATTACTGACTGCTCTGATTGATCTTTTGTGTCCTTGTCCCACGCTTTCATGATGCGTTGTGCCAATTCTTCGCTTGTGATGTAGCGTGCATAGTTGCCTTTAGCTAAAAGCGTTCTAGCAGTTGCACATGCCAAATGTGTTTTACCTGTTCCGGTACTTCCAACCATGACCAGATTTTTTACTTCGCCCTTTAAAATTTCACGTGCATACGCTGTGGTTAGGTTGTAAGCCTCAATCTGCCCATCATGATCACGACGATAGTTTTTAAATCCTGCTTCCTTGTAGCGATCTGGAATCATTGCGCCTGCAAAGTGTTTTTCACGTACAGACTTCTGAACTTCAAAATCATGTTGCTTGTTTGCTGCATTCACATACTCGATTGCACATTGTGGACAGCCTTGGAAGCCTCCCATGATGATTTCTTTCACGTTGTGCTTAGTGCAGAAACCTGAACCTTGCATAACTTCTGGATTAAGCATTGCGTTCATACCCAGTCCTCCGGTATTTCAGCTTCTTCAAGCGTCTTGGTGTATTGAGCTGGGTTATTAGCCCAAGCATCGTTTACGTTGCGTGATGTTTGAGGCTGTGCTGGCTTACGACTTGAGAAGTTGCGTTTAATCCACTTCACAAAGTTTGTGTACATTTGGGTATCTGTAAGCAGACCTGCCTGAATTTTTGTTGAGTAATACCCGTTGATCTCAAGTAACCAACCATCGACTTCGGATTGAGTCATTTTTGCGATACCTGATCTTTGCAACCAAGCATTCAAAGAATCCAAATTTGGAGTCCAAAGTTTGAGCACTGCATCGACTGGATTTTCGTCCGGAGCAATATGTGTATTTTCTTTAAAGTTTCTTTCTTTCTTTTGTGTGTCTACTACGTGAACTAGTTTCGGTTCAGTACGTGAACTAGATTGGTCTACTACGTGAACTAGTCTAGTAGGTGAACTAGTCTTCTTAGTGTACTTCTGGCCTAGCAAAGAAACTTCATGAATCTTATATTTGTTCCCGTTTTTACTCTTATCAATAACTGAGATAACCCCTAATTCAATTAGCTCTTTTAGGCCCTTGGCAACTGAAGCACGCGCAACAATTCTACCCCCCTCTATTTCAGAATTACCTTGTAATTGAGAGTAGCTAACAAAATCAGACTCTTTTTGATAACCGTTTAAGCGATTCTCAAGCTCAAAATACACATGTCGTGCAGCATCACTGAGAAACGGATAAACCTCCTTTCGGTAAAGCTGGCTAGATTGAACATAGCCATGTGTAAATTTTTCCGACATAGCTTGTCGCTCTTTTTTCTTAGCGGTAGATGGGTGCAACGTAATCATGTTGCCCTCCTCCCGCTTGTGTGCTAAATTCATCTTTCAACTTTCCTTTTCATTGCTTTGCAGTGGAATGGCAGATAAGGCTCAATTGGTTACGACAATTGGGCTTTTTTTGTGCCTGTGTTTTATGCGGATTTGGTGCCAGTTCTAGTTCGAATGGCTCAGGATTTCTTGTATCTACGGTAACTGTGGTTAGATCGAACTCAGCCTGTAGACTTTGAAGTAACTCCTGAACTTCACGGATTACATCAATGCCACGTTCTCTCATTAATTCGGAAACAGTTTGTTTTCTTGATCTAGCGATTCTTTCTAAAAGAATCTTTTCCTCATCCGTGCACTTAAAGGTGACACTTGCGGTTAATTTCTCGGACATGTCGTCACCTACCCAGCTAGTGCAGACTTATCAGCTTTCAGCTTCCCGTCTGTCATCACTTGTATTGCCGCTTGAGTACGTGGAGGAATTCCGTTTATTTCCCAGTCGTGAATAGTAGAACGGCCCTTTTTAAGTTCTTTAGCAAGCTGCGAATTGTTCGCTACCTTGTAATATTTCCGTAGTTGCTCAACATTCATTTCGTTTATCCGAACTAATTTGTTCGTTTTATTGAAACACATGTTCGTGTAACCGTCAATAAAATTGTTCATAATTCCGAACATATAGAAAAGTGATTTTACTCCCATGAAAACTGCATCAGATCGTATCAATGCCCGTATGAAAGAACTTGGCTTAAAGCCTGCTGATTTAGTGAGAGGAACTGGAGCCGGACGCGCTACTGTTTCTGCGTGGACAAATGATGGTAATAATCCAAGCGCAAAATATTTAGATTCTTTAGCGAAGTGCTTGAAGACAACACCAAGCTGGATTCTTACTGGAGAAGGTGAAAAAGAGACTAAAGCCGAATTGCAAAGTGAACCGGTTTATAGCAATGTAAAAACATCATCAAGACAATTAAGAAAAATTCCATTATTAGATTTTGTGCAAGCGGGGATGTGGAGAGAAGTGGTTTATGACGGTTTAAACCCATTAGGTGAAAGCTATACATCATATGTTGGTAGCGACCCCCATTCGGTGTTTTCTTTAGAAGTAGATGGATACAGTATGTCGCCAGAATATATGCCTGGTGATGTAGTTGTAGTAGATGCAGCATTAGCGCCTAAACCTGGTGCTTTGGTAATTGCGCAAGAGATTCAGCAAGGAGTAGCTGTCACAACATTTAAAAAATATAAAGTTCTTGGAATTAATGAATATGGTGTAGAAATTATTGAATTGAAGCCATTGAATGATGATTATCCAACTTACAACTCAACTCAAATTGAAATCTCAATAATCGGAGTTGTAATTGAGCACCATAAGAGGATTCGTTATTAATGAGATACTTAGCAATTATTCTAGGGTTTTTATTATTAGTTAATTTAGGGTTTACTGGTTATATCTATTCAGAAAATAAAAATCTTAAGCGCGATGTATTGGATTTAGAAACCACACTAGATCGATTAGATGTTGAAGCACTTGAGAAAATACGCCTTCCAAAAGAGAAACAGAAATGTGAGCTTTCAGGAACTGGTGATTGGTTAGCCTCTTTAAATTGCGAATAAAATTAGATGCTCTTTAAGTGCCCGCTTCGGCGGGTTTTCTTTTGCCTATTCGATTAATGTTCGGTTTTCAGAAAATAAATATAAATTTTTCCGAACAAACTCTTGACTATTTTGTTCGGCTAAGCGAACATGTTCTCACCAGATAACAAAAAAGCCCCTAGCTTTCGACGGACAGGGACTTTTACTCAATGAGTGAGATAAGTATGAACATAAAAGCCAACATAGTCAAATCCATGGGATTCGTAGGAGTAGTTAGTGCTCTAACTGCTGCTTATGCCTTCACCCCAGCTAACAAAGAACCTGTAACGGTTGCAGCTCCTTTCAAAGTTGAATCAATCGACCCTGAAAATGAACAAGCAGTACTTCAAACTGCAAATGAAAAGTTCACTTTAGAAGTTGATTTTGATGCTCAGTACTCAATTGATGGCAACGGCTATCAAGCTTGGCGTGAAGTTGAAATTAACGAGATTAAAGACATTCGCGTTTATGACGAAGATGGCGAGGTATTGGCTTACGTTGATCGTTTGGACGTAGTTGAGATTAAAGACCTTATCGAATCAGGAATTAGAGAGCGCATTTAAGCGCTCCATGGTGAATGTTATGAATGCACATCCTGAAATTATCGAAGTATCAAGACTTCAAGCTCTTATTAAAGATTCTGTAAATGCCCTCCTTCCACTTTCTAGTGAGAAAGATACAGTCATCACTGATGGCGGCAATTGGATTCATCTTCGCTATGTAGGTCGCGGTACTGAGCAGATCCAATTAGAGCTAGGTGATCAGTTTTCTATTAAGACAAAAATCGCCTACCTAAGTGAGACGTTAAAAAGATTAGCAGAAATTAGAAATGAGTTGCGAGGTGGGTGATGGGAACTAGACATTTAATTTGTGTGCAGCACAACAATGAATACAAAGTTGCAAAATACGGTCAATGGGATGGTTATCCAAGTGGTCAAGGTGCTGGAATATTAGAGTTCTTAAAAGGCAGTTTTAACAAAGCTCTTTTTATTCAGAAGCTTGACAACATTTTTGAACCTACAGATGAGCAAGTTAAAGCTTGGTACAAAGAGGCTGGCAATACTCGTGATGATGGTTATGTCGACTTTGAAGTATCTAAACGTTTTTCAGCTAAATATCCTTCTTTTTCACGTGATGCTGGATCAGATATTTTGGGAATTATCCAAAATTCTGAATCACCTATTCCAATGCGCAAATATCTTGAATTTGCTGCTGAATCGCTATTTTGCGAATGGGCGTATGTAATTGACCTAGATAAAAACACTTTTGAAGTTTTTCAGGGCTTCAATAAAACCCCATTAGATAGCAGTGAAAGGTTTGCATCTGTTACTTCCCCAGATAGTAACGAAGGATACTACCAAGTGAAATTCTTAGAGTCATTTGATTTAGATAATTTGCCATCTGAAGAAGACTTTATTGCTCAGTTAGAACGCGAAGAGGATTAGGAGAAGATTATGAATGCGCCAGTAAATACACAAGTTAATGAATTGCAAGTATTAGAACAAAACGTGATTGTAGCGGCTTTCGCTAAACGTGGTGGTACAGATGAATTGTATGAACGCATTGCTCAAGAAGTTCGTTCTCATGTGCCAGATGTAAGCACAAAGAAAGGTCGTGATGCTATTGGATCGCTTGCTTTGAAAATTAGCAAATCTAAAACATTGATTGAAAAATGCGGAAAAGAATTAGTAGCTGAACAAAAAGCTCAAATCAAATTGATTGATGATGACCGCATTGCAATCGTTAAAAAGTTCGACCAATTGCGTGATGAAATCTTGGCACCACGTGATGCTTGGGAACAAGCAGAGAAAGATCGTGTAGCGAAGCATAGCCAGTTTATTTCAAATATCAAAGTTATGTATGGTCTTTGTTTTGATCTTCCATCACTGGAAATCAAAAAAGCTATCGACTCCCTGGAGAGTTTAGTTGTTGACTCATCTCTTGATGAATATGAGCAGGAAGCAAAACTTGCAAAATTTGAAACTATTGAAGCACTTCGTACAGCTCTTGTTGCTCGTGAAAAATATGAAGCCGAGCAGGCTGAACTTGAACGCCTACGCAAAGCTGAACAAGAGCGTTTACAGCGAGAACATGAAGAACGCATTGCACATGAAGCTGCTGAAAAAGCCCGCCTTGAAGCTGAACGTAAAGCCAAAGAAGAAGCTGATCGTGTAGAGCGAGAAAAGCAAGAAGCTATTGCTAAAGCAGAACGTGAAAAACGTGAAGCTGCTGAACGTGAAGCTCGTTTAGTTGCAGAAAAAGAAGCTGCTGAATTACGCGCACAACATGCAGCAGAAGCAGAACGCAAACGTATTGAAGCTGAACAAGCTGCGAAGCTAGAGGCTGAACGCCAAGCAGATGAGGCGCGCCAAGCAAACCAAGCTCACCGTAAAAAGATCTGTAATGAAGCACTTAAAGGTTTATTGGCTTTGGGTATTGATGAAGCAAAAAGCAAAGAGATTTTGCAAGCAATCAATAAAGGCTTAGTTCCACACGTATCTATTAAATTTTGAGGATTAGAAGATGAGTAATATTGTTTTGTCGCAAGTTAGCAAGATTGCATCAGCTTTTAATATGCAAGATGTTGATCCTGCTGAGTTAGCAAATACTCTTGTTAATACAGTATTTAAGAAAGCAACAAATGATGAATTTCTCTCTCTATTAATTGTTGCAAACCAGTACAAGCTAAACCCTTTTACAAAAGAAATTTATGCATTCCCTGCCAAAGGTGGCGGCATCACACCTGTTGTTGGTATTGACGGATGGGCGCGCATTATTAATGACAATCCTGTATGTGATGGCATCCAGTTTGAACAAGATGATGAATCATGCACATGCAAGATTTTCCGTAAAGACCGCAACCACCCTACTGTTGTGACTGAGTATTTATCCGAGTGTCAGGGTAATTCAGAACCTTGGAAAAAATACCCAAAACGGATGCTACGTCATAAGGCTTTAATTCAATGTGCCCGTGTTGCTTTTGGATTCTCAGGTATTTATGACGAAGACGAAGCTCGTCGTATTGATGATTGTCATATCCCTACCGTTCAGACCGTTAGTTCAGATCTTCCTCAAGGTTATGAAGCTTATGAGCAGCAACATTTAGACAACATGCGCGCTTTGGCCATGGAAGGTACAGAAGCTTTGCAAACTGGCTACGCTGAATTACCGCAAGGTGACTGCAAAAAATACTTCTGGACTAAACATAGTGCGTCATTGAAAGAAGCAGCACAACATGCTGATCAACCACAAGGGCAAGTGTATGAACATTCTCCAGCGTAGTGAAGATTGGCATTCAGAACGCTGTGGCAAAGTCACAGCAAGCCGTGTAAAGGATTTAAATGCAAAGCCTAATAAAGGTAAAGCTTTAAATGCACTGGGTTTAACAATTCTAGCTGAGCGCCTCACTGGCGTTCAGAAGGAAATCCCAACTAATTCAGTAATGCAATGGGGTATCGACAACGAGCCTGATGCAATTGCAGCTTATGAAAATGAGACAGGTAACTTTGTAGTTGGAACAGGTTTAATTGACCACCCTTTCATTGAAATGTTCGGGGCTTCACCGGATGGGCTTGTGGGTGATAAAGGTCAAATTGAAGTTAAGTGCCCAGACACTACAACGCATTTGAATACCCTGCTGACCAAGCAAGTACCAGATGAGCACATCCCTCAAATCACTAGTCAATTGGCTTGTACTCGTCGTGAATGGTGTGACTTTGTGAGTTATGACCCACGTCTGCCAGAAGGACTACAGATCATTATTATTCGCGTCTTTGCTAAAGACTTGGCGATAGAAGCATTAGAGCAAGATGTTCGCAAGTTCAACAAAGCTATAGATGACGCAATTAAAACATTGAAGGTGGCAGCATGACAGATTTGAATAAGTTAAGAAGTGAGTTTGAGAACTTGTCTGAAATTGCAGAAATACTAAATGAAGAAAAATCTCATTTTAATGGTGATTTCTACAACTTACCATTCAACTCATGTGCAGAATCATTTATCAACGGAGCTTGGTACGCATGGCAAGAAAAAGTCAAAGCTCAGGCGGTGCCAGATACTCACATTGTTGTGCCTAAGCAGCCAACACCTAAAATGATTGATGCTACTTGGGATTTTGACGAGGAAATTATTGAGATGAGTAGCAATACTCGCAATGAATTTATCTGGAAGAAGATGGTTGAAGCAAGCGAATCGGGAGCTGAGGGATGATTAATCAATTAGAACCTACTGAGATTAGCAGAGATGAAATGGGTTGTTGGGCACATCCTGAATATCTTAAATACCTAGATGAAAATCATGCTGATCAAGAATGGATGAGTCAAAGCGAATGGGATCAACTGAAAAAGCACTTCAATATTGTTACCACTAGACTTTATCTAGAAGGAAGTGTTTCAGAAGATCTATTTGAAGAGATTATGGATTCTGCGGATTTGTCGAAGTGGGATCCGATTGCGCCACACGGGTTTTTCTTAATAGATATCGGCTTTACTGAAGATGGTGCAGAAGCTCTGTTTGCAAAAGAGAAACAAGTAGAGGGAGCTGAGGGATGAGTGAAAAAGCATTTAAAGATTTAAAAATTCGGTTCTACATGGCAATTGGTATTGCAAATGCCACTCAGGAAGATTTCTACCCTCTTAATGAATTCATTGGTGAAGATGACTGGAATGCAATGGATGAACTGCAAAAGGAAACATTTATTTCTGATTGCGCTAATGATTGGAGTCAAAACTATTTAGATTTGGGAGGTTGGGTGGAATGAGTGAAGAATACCTAAAAGAGAGACTTTACTGGGCTTTGCGTTCGAGTAAGACAAAGAAAAAACAACTCAATTGGCACCATGCTATGTATATGGCTTGCACAGGTGCCTCACATGGGTACCAGCTTTGTATTGATCTTGGAGTAGATCCAGAAGGTACAGATTTTGTTAAAGCGGAAAGTAAGGAGGGGTGAAATGACAGCAATTGCTAATATTGGTAGTAACTTTGTTGTAGCGTTACCACCATCAGAAATTTGGCTTAATGATTTACAAGCAGCAGAATATTTGGGCTATAAAGATGTTCACTTCAAGGCAGCAGTTTGCTGCCTCCCAACCTTCCCTAAACCGCGCTATGTTATTAAGTGCGGTCAAGGAAGACGATGGAACTTGGCAGAGTTGTCAAACTGGCTGAACGAACAGTCAGATGATGAGCCAAAGAAAGGAAGACCACGCAAACGAGGCTAATCAAGCCTCGTTGCAATTTCGCTTGCAGTAGCATTGTAATAGACCATCAGACTTCTTAAATCTTTATGCCCAATCATCCGGGCTAAGTCTAGAACTTCTAATTTCCTTGCAAGTCGAGTACATGCTTCATGCCGGGTGTCATGAAAGTGCAAATCAGTAATTTGGCACCTATCCCTTAATTTACGCCATAGCGTATCAAAGCTTTGGGAATTACAAGTAAAGACCTGCTTTTTATCAAGACCTTTTAATAAAGTAAGCAACTCAACTGCACGCTTAGATAGTGGTACATTTCGTTTAGTACCATTCTTTGTTTCATTTAAAACTAAATATCTATCTTTTAAATAAACACGATCCCAAGTCAAGCCAACAATCTCACCAGCGCGCATAGCTGTCTCAATCGCAAAGAGAAAGGCAATTATAATTTGCTGGGTAGAGTTTACCGGGACATTGTTATCCCAATTTGCTGCAAGACATAATCTATCAATTTCATCTTGGGCAATTCGTCTATCACGGTGCTTTGATGGTGGGGGTAAAGTCAAGTCGGCCATTGGAGACTCTTTAATCCACTTCCATTCTTTCCGGGCAACAGTAAATAAAGAAGCTAAAATATTTGCTTCACGTCTGACAGTAGCACCCTGCACCTCTTTTAACCGGGAGTCACGCCACTGGACTAAATCGTCAGTGGTAACTTTTGACAACTGTTTTTGACATAGCTTTTTATACTCACGCTTAAAGAAAGTCATTCGCTTGACTTCATTCTCATGAGTTTTCTTTTTAACACTCACTTCATTTAAGTAGCGTTCAATAGCTTCTAAAAAAGAGTGATCTGGTAATTTGCCATGCGATTGTTCGCGTAACTGAGTCTCGCGTTTAGATGCCCAAGCCCTAGCCTGAGCTTTTGTATCAAAGGTTGCACTTTCGCGAATTCCGTTTACACTTATCTCGGCTCGCCATGTATCGTTGCGTTGTCTAAATGAAGCCATAATTTTTGTGGCGTAATCTTGGCGTAATTGTGATAACCGAAATAATAGGAAAAAATAAGAAATAATAGAAGTACACATCAT